ATGAATATACAAAGAATAAAGCTGTCAGATCTGAATCCGGCAGCATATAACCCTAGAAAAGAACTAAAGCCTGGAGATCCAGAGTTTGAAAAGCTAAAAGCCTCCATTGAGAATTTTGGATATGTGGAACTAATCGTCGTTAATGCAAATAATGATAACACTGTGATTTCAGGTCATCAGAGGCTTAGTGTGCTTCAGCATCTAGGTCAAAAGGAAGCAGAATGCGTTGTGGTAGATCTGAACACTGAACAGGAAAAAGCATTAAACGTTGCAATGAACAAAGTTTCTGGCGACTGGGATAAGGATAAACTGGCGCTACTTATTGCAGATCTGCAAGGTGCTGACTTTGATGTATCCCTTACAGGCTTTGATCCCTCTGAGCTGGATGATCTGTTTAAGGATTCCCTGAAAGAAGGCATTCACGATGATGAGTTTGATGTGGATGCAGAGCTTGAAAAACCCGCCATGACAAAACTGGGTGACGTCTGGAAGCTTGGTCCCCATAGACTGGTCTGTGGTGATTCCACCAAGGCAGAAACCTTCACGCTTCTCATGGATGGAAAGCTGGCAAACCTTGTGGTGACAGATCCCCCTTACAATGTAAACTATGAAGGCTCAGCCGGTAAAATCAAAAACGACAACATGGGTGATTCTGCTTTCTATGAATTCCTACTGGCTGCCTTTACCAATACGGAAGCGGTAATGACGCAGGACTCCTCTATCTATGTTTTCCACGCAGATACGGAAGGATTGAACTTTAGAAAAGCCTTCTCTGAAGCTGGCTTCTATCTCTCCGGCACCTGCATCTGGAAAAAGCAATCGTTGGTTCTTGGTCGGTCCCCTTATCAGTGGCAGCATGAACCGGTGCTCTTTGGATGGAAGAAGAAAGGTAAGCACAACTGGTATGCCGATCGAAAGCAAACTACCATCTGGGAATTTGAAAAACCTAAGAAGAATGGCTCTCATCCAACAATGAAGCCGGTGGCTCTTGTGGCTCATCCAATCCTTAATTCAAGTCTCAGTAACTGCATCGTCCTGGATCCATTTGGCGGCTCTGGCAGCACCCTCATTGCCTGTGACCAGACCCTGCGAATCTGTCACACCATTGAGCTTGATGAGAAGTTTTGTGATGTTATCGTTGAAAGATTTATTTCTGGAGCACAGACTTCAGATGATGTCTATCTCCTGCGTGATGGCAAAGAATACCGCTACAGTGACCTCCCTGAAAATAAATAACACAACTATCGAAAGATAGACTTGCTATTAACATCACTTAGAGTGATATATGTAGTAAGCAAAAAACAAGGAGGTCAATACCATGAAAATCAATTACAACGTAACTGGTAACGAACGTAAAAAGCTGGTGAAGGTCATCAGCGAAATCACAGAGGTCCCTTCAAAATACCTGGGTGTTCCATCCTGCGCTTACCAGGTGGGACCTTACCACATTGGAAAAGACGGAGAGCTAACCTTTGACACCGAAGTGACTCAGGACGATATCAAGACGCTGATGAAAAAGCTACAAGAGGCAGGGTTTGAAGCTGAGGTGGAGGAATCAGCTCCTGCTGAAGCGGAGACCGAGGAAACGGGACTCATCATCCAGATACCAAAAGACTCCCTTTCCGATGAAGACCTGGAGAAGCTAGCCAAACTGCTAGAAGCAAAAGGCAACCTCATTAAGAAAGCTTTGAATGTAGATGCCCTTCCCATTAAAGCCGATGAGGAACGCATTAGCTTCCCTTGGTTTTCAAAACTGCCAAATCCAGACGAGATAAAAGCCTACTCCCAGTTCATTACAAAGCTTTGTGAGATGGCGAAAATCCAAAAGAGAATCACCGTAAAAGAGAAAGAAGTCGATAATGAGAAATACGCATTTCGATGCTTCCTTCTCCGCCTTGGATTTATTGGAGAGGAATTCAAAAACCATAGAAAGATTCTCCTTCAAAACCTTTCAGGCAGCAGTGCTTTCAAAGGAGGTGCTCCCAATGAAACCGATCAGTAAAGAAAGACTGGAGCGCCTACGCAAGCAGTACCCCGCTGGTTCCAGGGTTCAGCTCCTTTGGATGGATGATGTGCAAGCACCGCCAACGGGCACAAAAGGCATCGTGTGGGGCGTGGATGACACAGGCTCCATCATGATTCAGTGGGACAACGGCAGTAGCTTGAATGTGGTTTACGGCATTGATTCCTGCAAGGTAATCGATGAAAATCCCAGGGAGGAGGCATAGCGATGAAGGCACTATTTGGTCGAAAGTTCTACAACCTTAAGGAACTGAAGGAAGCAACCGAAGATGCAAAAGAAGATGGCGTCATTGGTTCTGATTACACTGTGATTCGAGAAGTTGAGCTTAGTGATTCAGAGTTTAAGAAGTTCACCAGTGATTTTCTAGAGGATCAGCCCTGGATCAAGAAGTCAGATGGCGGGACCAACGAAAAAGGTGAGCTTAGGTGTATTAGGGTCATTAACAAAGACACTGGTGAAAAGATACTCACCAATCCGGAAGGCTATGACTATCCACGCTACTGTGGGATTGAAGACTAGCCTCTAAGCCAGAAACCTGCTCTATTACTACAGAAATGACTTGCTATTATTCTCGTTTAGAGTGATATATGTAATACCAAAACAAAACCACACTAAATGGAGGATGAGAACATGAAAGAAATCAAAGCATTTGAAGAGGCGAAAGCAACAGGCGCAAATTTTAAGGACTCTGGAATCAACAGCACCATGTACTGGGCCTACGAAAGAAGCAAGGAAGCAGGAAACGACACCATCGACTTTTCTGAGGTCATTTGGGATTACGACATTGAACCCATTGTTAAAGCCTGCAGAGCCTACGGAATTGACCACATTACCATTTCAAGCACCTTCTCAGGACTGATCGCAACCCTTGCCGAATTTGAAAAGCACGGCTGCAGGATGGACGGACTGACTAAGGTTAAAACAAGCTACACCGACTGGCAGACCAACAAAAAGCGAATTCTACCAGCAATCTTGGTTAGAATTTAAGGAGGCTAAGACCATGTGGAGAAAAGGTAAAATCGAAGTCGAAAACAGAACCATTCATTACTGGATCAAAAGCTTTGACTTAGGCTCCCCTTACGGCATTGATGAGGGTAGAATATCAAAACTGATGCTAAAGCGAGATGGCCAGATCATTGCAAACTTTGATAGAGGCTGGGACATTGAACCCATTGACGCCAATGCGCAAGCTGCACTTGAAATATTGATGAAGGAATACAATTAACAACAAGATAAAACGCATAAAGGAACAGGGCTGTATGGCTCTTTTCCTCGTTACAGAAGACCTTATGGTCTATTTTTTATGTCTTTTAAAGGAGGTGTCCGCATATCCGAAAACTAAAGAAGTATAAACCAACATCATACATGGCGAAGGATTCACATTACAGCAAGGAGATGGCGGACTATGCAGTAGGTTTTATTGAATGCCTCTCCCATACCAAAGGAACCTGGGCAGGAAAGCCCTTTGAACTGATAGATTGGCAAGAGCAAATCATCAGGGATTTATTTGGAACCATTAAATCAAATGGTTATCGCCAATTTAATACTGCCTATGTAGAAATACCAAAGAAGATGGGGAAAAGTGAGCTGGCGGCGGCTGTTGCCCTGCTCTTAACCTGTGGAGATAACGAAGAGCGTGCTGAGGTTTATGGCTGTGCTGCAGATCGTAACCAAGCCTCCATCGTTTTTAACGTGGCAGCAGATATGGTGCGAATGTGCCCAGCTTTATCAAAGCGAGTTAAGATTCTGGACTCACAGAAAAGATTAATCTATCAACCCACCGGAAGCATTTATCAGGTGCTTTCTGCCGATGTTGGAAACAAGCACGGCTTCAACACCCATGGAGTTGTCTTCGATGAGCTCCACACTCAACCAAACCGAAAGCTATATGATGTTATGACCAAAGGTAGTGGTGATGCCAGGATGCAGCCCTTGTACTTTCTTATCACCACTGCCGGAGATAATCAAAATAGCATCTGCTGGGAAGTGCATCAAAAAGCACTGGATATTATGGCAGGAAGAAAGAATGACCCTACCTTCTATCCAGTGATTTATGGTGCAGATCTAGAAGATGACTGGTCCGACCCAAAGGTGTGGAAGAAAGCAAACCCATCCCTTGGCATCACTGTCAGCATGGATAAAGTAAAAATGGCCTATGAATCTGCTAGACAAAATCCCGCTGAGGAAAACAGTTTCAGGCAGCTTCGACTCAATCAATGGGTTAAACAAGCTATTCGCTGGATGCCTATGGATAAATGGGATGCCTGTGCTTTTCCTGTTAATCCAGAAAGCCTTAAGGGCCGCATCTGTTATGGCGGTCTGGACTTATCTTCATCCACAGATATCACTGCCTTTATACTTGTGTTCCCTCCACAGGATGAAGACGATAAATATGTGGTTCTACCATACTTCTGGATACCAGAAGACAGCATTGACCTTAGGGTTAGGCGGGATCACGTGAACTATGATGTGTGGGAGAAACAAGGATTTCTGATGACCACTGAAGGCAATGTGGTCCACTACGGATTCATCGAAACATTCATTGAGGAACTTGGAATGAAATATAACATCCGCGAAATTGCCTTTGACCGCTGGGGAGCAGTTCAGATGACACAGAACTTAGAGAATTTAGGCTTCACCGTTGTACCTTTTGGTCAGGGATTCAAAGATATGTCTCCGCCTACAAAAGAATTAATGAAGCTGACTTTGGAAGAAAAAATCGCTCACGGTGGTCATCCTGTTCTCCGCTGGATGATGGATAACATTTTTATTAGAACCGATCCTGCTGGTAACATCAAAGCAGATAAAGAAAAATCCACTGAAAAGATTGACGGTGCTGTTGCCACAATCATGGCTCTTGACCGAGCGATCCGCTGTGGTGGAGAAACTGGTAATTCCGTTTATGATGATCGAGGATTACTCGTATTTTAGGAAAGGAGGTTGATGTCCATGGGAATATTGCAAGGAATATTCAAGGCCCGAGATAAGCCTAAAGACGCTCTTGGTGGCAGCCGCTATAGCTTCTTTTTTGGAAGCACCAGCGCTGGAAAACCAGTCAATGAACAAACCGCCATGCAAATGACCGCAGTGTACAGCTGCGTGAGAATCTTATCCGAGACGTTGGCGGGTCTACCCCTTCATGTCTACAAATACAATGATTCTGGCGGTAAGGAGAAAAACCTAAAACACCCGTTATACAAGCTGCTTCATGATGAACCAAATCCTGAGATGACTTCTTTTGCGTTTAGAGAGACGCTGATGAGTCATCTTTTATTATGGGGAAATGCCTATGCTCAGATTATTCGAAATGCAAGAGGTGAAGTGATTTCCCTCTACCCATTAATGCCAAACAAAATGACTGTCGATCGCGATTCAAGTGGTCGGCTTTTCTATATGTATCAGCGTGGCAATGAGGATGTCCCTTCTCTTGGTAGAGAACATCAGGTCTATCTT